GAAGAAACAAAGTATTAACGATTGTCGGCAACAACAAAATGAGAATTGATCCCACCTTATCTCGCCTTCAAACATTAGTTTCTTTATCTCAACGACGCTTGGGTGAATCGTTCATTGCCCCTATGTGCAATGTAAACAACGCCCCCATCCCTTTGATCGGTCCGCACCAGGAACATATTTCTGTACTGTCTAAGAAGACTCAGAAATATATAGATGTTCCGGCGGATTGGTTGATGGTCATTGGTAATCGTGCTCAAGCGATTACTGCTCTAGGTGAAGAACCGGAGCCACTCATCCTCAGTGAGCTTTCATCGGCCATTGAGACCGCTGCCAAATGTGTCTTAACCATTTGGTCGTCCCTACGAGCTCTCTATGATTTGGATTATTCGAGAAATCTCGATTCATTGATAGACTCTGTTCTCTGGTATGTTCCTATGTGCGGTGAGGAACAGCAGTTCATTCCTTTCTTGAAGGCTCAACTTGCATATCTCTTTGCCAAAGGAGAAATGCAGGAAGAGCTTCCTGAGGAAGTGAAATGGCTAACCAGTAGACGTGGAATTGTTCTTAAAGGACATCTCGGCAAATTCATTCTCGCCCGTTGCTTTGGGCGGTCTATGAGGAATTGCGAGTTCCGGAATACTGTTCTTAATGGGATTAAGAAAGGTATGCCCCAGATGGGCAACTTTCATCTTAGAAAGAATTTGGAAGGTATGAAGAAGAGGTTGACAAAGATTGCATCAACACCACAATACCTTCTCGATGAAGTATCCAGAACCACTAAAGAGATTTTTCCACATGGAATTCAGAAGAAGGATTGGGATCAAGCTCAGGCTTGGACCAGTCCCTCGACTCATGCTAGTTTTGAGCGTACGAGATCATTAGGGGGTGTGTTACAACACCTTCGTGATTTAGACGAAGGGGATGGCCTTAATCGCCATCTACAACCTGATCAGCTAGCATCCATGTATTGGAATCCAACCTTGTCTTCCGTCGGAGAAATCCGATGGCCTGGTTGGACCTGTGAACAAGTCTACAATTCGGTTCAAAGATTTTCGGTTGAAGCCTGCCTTTCCCGTCAAGGGAAAGCAAAGGCCAAACCAATCAATGAACCTCTCAAGATACGCATGATTTCCGCTGGGGACATGCTTTCCAATGGTCTGTTTGTTAACCTCCAAAAGAAATTATGGAAGGGATTACAACATTTCGATCAATTTTCTCTAACCGGTAACTCCGTAACAGTCGAGCACTTGAACAAGCTTGACTATGAAAGTCTTATAACTCTTGGATCTGAGTTTAAGTCTTATGTAAGCGGAGATTACTCGCAGGCTACTGACAACCTCAATGCTGACGCTACACGCGCCTGTGTTGAAGCTCTCAGTGCGGACGAAGTCACGAAGAGGGTTCTCATTCGTGGCCTTCAAAATACGAAAATTGATTTTGATTCGATCGACCTGGAAGGTGTCCCTGAGCCTTTTGACATGTCTAACGGGCAACTCATGGGTTGCGTTTTCTCCTTCCCGATTCTCTGCATTATTAACCTTGCGGTTTATAGATGCTCTCTAGAGAAAGAAACGGGTAACACCTTTAGGATTCAAGAACTCCCTGTCTTGGTGAATGGCGACGATATTTTGTTCAAAACAACGTCGTCACACTATGACGTATGGAGTGAGATGATAAAAGGTGTAGGATTTGAGAAATCCGTTGGCAAGAATTATGTCAGCGAAAATTTCGCTATGATTAATTCGACGTACTTCCGAACCGTGAGAGGAAAGAGGATCATTAAAGTTCCTTATCTCAATCTGGGTTGGTGTACAGGGGTGTCTAAAGGCAGTAATGCATCAACGAAAGGTGATCACGAGGAAGAAAAGACTATTCTTCGAATCAAGGCTCAGGTCGAAAAGACCGAGTCAGATTGGATATCTGATCCTGATTACGCGAAACTTTCGTATGATACACGAAGGGCCGGAATTCTTGAGAGGTTCAAAGATGAGATCCATCTTTGGAACTGGAAAAAGATTGTTGACTCATGTGTCTCGGTAGATACCGGTCCTTGCGGACTAGGCCTAAAGAATACTGGGTCCTTGTTTTGGAAGACTTGGGCTTATTACCTTCATGCAAATCGTGAGGGTCTAAGCCAACTTGGGTTAAGTTCACAACCTAAGTCAATGTCTCCATGGAAAGCGATTCGTACTGACACGAAAGAAGAGGATTTTGTTCCTCTTTATCGTGATTTCCACAAGCGTTTTCGTAAGTATAAGGACCAAGATAAAACTTTGGAATATGAGTTTTTCCAATATGTCATCAATCTTTGTAAGAGTCAAGAGAACGAGTTTATTGAATCTCGTTATGTCGTAGGGGCATTCCCAAAAAGTTATGATCATAAGTCTTATTGTCAAGTAGAAACTGTCGAATCTTTCGATGGTTACGAGTCTGATTATATTGCTCGGATTAATCTGGAAACGGGTTATCTACTAAGACAACTAGGTCTGGACTTTTGGGATAGATGAGTGAATGGAGCGTCGGGGGACAGCAGGAAATGACCTGCACCTGTTGAGCTCAGGAATGGATGTCCAGTGTTAAGATCGTGGCGGAGGTAGATAAGCGGTAAGACCGCTCTTCCACGTGAAATACTGTTCGAGGAACTTGGTGCGTAGTTCCCGATATGCCTAACCATAAGTGGTATGGTATGATGATCCTAACTGTAGTGATACAGGAGGTATAGCCCTCACAATTGGCTTGCTTTAGGGTAAAAGGAGGTCCACTCAGATAGTGGATCGGAGA